TCTCGGGAATCCCCGGTAGTGAATGAGGGGAACAAAGTGACTAGAATGGTGTCACATCCGCCACAAATCCGCCACAGATTCGAGGGGTTCCCATGGGCCGCAGATCATCCTTCCGACGCCGCTCCACTCTAGGCAACATGTGGCAGCAGCACGGTCGATGGATCGCCAAGTATGAGCATCGCGGCACCACCCATCGAGCCGGTCGCACCTTCACCACGGCGAAACTCGCAGACGACTGGCTGTGTGACGAGCAACGCCTCATCGACCGCGACGAGTGGACACCACCAGCCGACCGCAGACACACCATCCAGATCGACTCGACCACCTTCCGAGACTATGCGTCGCGCTGGATAGACACGCGCCTCAAGAAAGGCCAGCCGCTCGCAGAATCCACCAAAAACGAGTACCGTCGCTACCTCAACTACCTCGGTGACATCGGCGACGAACCGCTGGCAGGCACCACACGCAACGACTGGCGCGAATGGTACAGCAAGCTGTGCCCCGACAAACCCGTCCAGAGGGCCAGAGTGTATGCGTTCGTGTGCTCCGTGCTCGCCTCGGCCGTGGATGACGAGCTGATCCCTGCCAGCCCCCTGAAAATCCGGGGCGCCTCCCGGGCAGTCAGCGACAAAACCAACCTGCGGCTACCCACCGCCGCCGAGATCGACACCATCGCCGACCACATGCCACCCGACACCAGACTTGCCGTGCTGCTGGCCGCATGGTGTGGTCTGCGCGCCGGCGAGATCATCGCCCTGCAGCGCCGCGACATTGATCTTGATGCCCCGTCGGTGACCGTCGCCCGCGCCGCGTCCCGCGCCGGGGCACAGTGGATCGTCAAAGCCCCCAAATCCGCGGCAGGACGGCGCATCATCCCCATGCCCGGCTTCCTCGTCGCCGAGGTGCGCAAACACCTCGACCGCTGGACCGGTCCACGCCAAGGAGACTGGGTGTTTCCTGCCGACGATGGCAGCATGCGCACCCATGCCGGGCTGATCGGCACCCGAGGTGGACGCTACAAAAACGGCAAGCCGAAATATCCCACCCGCTACTGCAAGGCCATCGATGAGGCAGGGCTGGGATGGGTGACGTTCCACATGCTGCGACACTTCTTCGGCACACAGGTGACATGGCAGGGCGCAGGACCCAAGGACGCCATGGCGCTGATGGGGCAATCCACCATGTCCGCCTGGCAGCGCTACCAGCACACCGACCCCGCAAGGCAGCGTGAACTGGCCGCCGCCCTGGACCAGCTGCACACCGGCGACACCACTGCTGCCCCAGAGTTTTCGGGTGACCTGCTGGGGCGTCTCACACCAGACCAGATCGCCGCCATGATCGACACCCTCAACGACACCGAGGCCGCCGAACTACTGGCAGGGCTGCCCCCGGAACGCCTCGCAGACATCTGGCGGGCACGACGCACATGAAAAGAAGGCTCAGCTATGCTTGCACCAGCATGGGAAGGAGGAGACATGCTCATCAAGGATTTGGCGCAGCGGGACGCCGAGAACGTTCGCCGAGACCACTGGGACGACACCTTCCCCGTGGACCCCATCGTCATCGCACAACGCATGGGCGTCGATACGTACATGGCCGACAATCTCGGCGACACATCCGGGGTGATCATGCGGCCCCCGGGAGAAGAAGCTGCAATCTACATCAACCAGTTCGAGTCGAAGGCCCGTCAACGTTTCACCTGTGCCCACGAAATCGGCCACTATGTGGAGCGCAGACGCGACGAAGACAACTCGTACACATTCCAGGACAAGCGCTCCGGTAAGGCCGACACCCCGCATGAGTGGTATGCGGATTTCTTCGCCGCGAACCTCCTCATGCCGCAAGCCGTCTTCGAGGAGCTCGTGGAAGTCCACGGCGCCACCTGTGATGAACTGGTGGACTACTTTGGCGTGTCCATCAGTGCCGTACGCACAAGGGCCAGACTACTGGGGCTGGGCAATGACATCTGAGAATGCTGCTGCGAACACTGCCCCGGCCGATAGCCTTCACGGCGATTTGGCGTTCGCGAATGTCAACGTCAACACCACAGCCAAGAACAATCCCTTGGACGAGCAGGAGCGTAAGCAGGACCTCCGGGAGCGTGAGCAGGCCCTTGCCCAACGAGATCGGCTGTTCAGGGTGGTTGTGGTCATGGTGATCGTGTCGCTGGTGATCGGCACGGGTATCATCATCGCCTACATGTGTGTGGTGCGTGGCCGGGTGGATTATCGGGTGATCGTGGCCTGGTATGGCGGTGTTGCTACACAGACGATTGGTGTGCTTGCCGTGATGACCCGCAACCTGTTCCCCGGCAAGTATCGCCGACAACTGCGCCGATAGAACCACAGCTGGTTATGGGCAGTTGTGACGGAAATCGTCACAACTATGGCCTTCAAGGCCACAACTGGAGCCGACGGTAATAACAAGAGGACCCATCCCCTTGCAGGGCGGGTCCTCTTGGTGTCCTCTCGGCAGCCTATCCTTAGGAGTCCGTCATTCCATGAACAGACTACACACAGTATAGCGCGATACTCACCTGTTCAGCATGGGGATTTCGGAGCGTTGCACCTGCCCTTGGACACCACCAGACGTGTCCTCAACGGCAACCCACTGCAGATCCGGATTATCGGTGCCAGCGAAGGAGAAGACCTTTTTGGCTATATCTTTTGCCTCATCCCTCGACAGGGACTCCTGCACATGAACAGTGACGACACCATCGGCAGTGTCTCTCACTTCATTGATGACACATATCCAGTTCACCTCGCCGCAAGCATCGGTGAACCTCTTGTACCCAGAGTTGGCAAGAATCGACTTCTGCACATCCTTGGCCAAATGTTTCTCGGGGGACGGCTTCTGGGGCTCCTGTTTCTTCTGGCTCGTCACTCCGGGGCGCGAAGTGCGGTGCTTCCTGGCAGACGCCGTAGCCCGAGGCGCATCACTGCTCGTGTCCTCCTTGCCGCCCTGACAGGACACGATGACGGCAAGGAGGATGACCACTGCCACGATGGCACCGATGATCAGCGTCAACTTGGTGGCCTTCTGCTTCTCTTCCGGCGACAGCTGGTCGTAGGCCTCCTGATTCTTCCGCGCCCGCTCCTCTCGGCGTTCCCGGCGCTCCTGTGACTTCTCGCGTTTGGCGGCATCCTTCTCGGCATGCTTCTCGCGTTTCATCTTGTCCACCTCGAGGCGCTTCTGCTGTTCCTCGAGCTTCTTCATACGGCGGCGATGTCCCATGGTCGTTTCTTTCTCTATGCCTCTATGTAGAGGTCAGGCGTATTCCACGTGTGGTAGATGGTTGGATTCCTCGTCGTTGAGGTTGGAGAGACGGTCAGTCTTGGTCAATCGGCGTCACGGACAATGCTGTCAGGGTCGTTCGATCACCGCCAGCCCCAGAAGCGATCTGTTCCACTGCCTCCACCTCAACGAAACACCCCACCGTCAACCTATGGAGATCTTCATCAGACAGATTTCCACGTTGTACGATGAATAGCCCGTCACTTCCCTCGATCTCCAATGCACGGGGATGGATATCGTCCACCATATGAAGAGTCCCCCTAAGGACCACCTGGGCATCGGTGAGGGAACAACGGTCGATGGCGTCAATCCCGCGTCTGGCGTCAACGGTGCGCAGGGTACTGCGCACCGTTGGATTCCCCGGCTCCTGCCATGACGCATCAACGGCAATGTCTGCCTTCTCTATAGCAGAAAACATACGACGCAAGGTGCGGGCCACTCGAGGGCCTCCGCTGCGAACCTTTCCGGTCCAGCCATCCAAGTCTGGATCATCGGGCAGAGTCAATAGTCCAATGGCTATCTCAGATGCCCGATCGGCCAATGTTCTCTCTTTGGGAAGCAGATCCTCAAACAGTGACGGCCCCCCGGGCTCCACCTCGGCCAGGGCATCTGCCTTTGGGGTCATAACCACTTGGACCGATCCGGGGAGTGGTGAGGCATCCACGAGCAGGGTGGTCTTGCGGACTACCTCTTGCGAAATCCGTCCACGCCCACTGTCGTGCCCGTCAAGGTTAGCCCCGACCGCCGAAACAAGATCTTGATATCCGGCGATCGTAGAGGCAAAAGAGGACACTTCCATGGTGTGACCCTCCACGCCATCACCGGTGAAGTGCAGTCGTCCCCGGGAACGCAGCATCCTTTCGGTGCCAGCCTGCTTGGCGACCATGCGCTCAATGCTGAGGCGTCCCAAGTCGTCTGCATCCATCACAGGCGTGTCGTAAGGTTCATCCGGAAGCTTCGCCAGAAGCTCCTCGACTTCGGCACGGCTGAATTCAGGAATGCCATCCATCGATGATCACCTCCACATAGCCCCGTCTAGACACCCTGGCCTCATTGTCGTCATTGCTACGCAAACGGCACCATAGGTCATCCCAATATCCTCGATACCATGTATACCTGTCAGGCGTGAAACCTGCGCCCTTAGTCGGCTCGTAGACGAACGGGTAACAGTCCACGGGCATGTGCATGACATCTCGCACGTACCGGGCTATCCGCTGAGCCGTACGGGGATCAAACCCTCGACCAAGCCAGTATACCGCGTCAACATCATGCGGCATCTCCTTGCTGGTGAGGTAGGATCCGGACAGCCAGACGGCACATACGGAGCCCTCGCCGAGAAACATCCCCGTAGCGGTGAGAAACTTCTTCCACAGATCGTTACGTTGATCAGTGGTGGTGAATTGGTTCTGCACCTCTGACAGAGTGGCGACGTGACGCCCTAAGGGCAGAGCACCGGTGTCGGGATCCAAGGGTGGTATCACTGTCGCTCCTTGTGTTTGGTGTTTTCGTAGTCACGCCACAGCTCATCCACGTCATCATCGGGCAGGGTCGCCAGCATCTCCTCCACCACATCCTTGGTGAACTGCGGAATGCCATCACTATCTGGGCGACCCTTGGACTGGCTGGAACGTTTAGCAGCCAAGCGTTCATCCTGCAGGATTTGCCATACTCTCTCAGACAGCGATAATGGGGCCTGTATCGATGTCACGTTATTGCGCACAACCTTACGTGTGGTTTCTCCCAGGTCGTTCATGGCATCCCCTAGGCCAGAAGTGCGCACCATGGTCTTGATGAGCGAGTCCAGAACTTCACGCTGCTCCTTATTGAGCAGAGCAGCCTCAGCCGGTGGTTCCCATTCGTCCAGCTCGCCCGGTTGCATGCCAGCGAGCTGTCGCAACTCACGTGGGTCAAGGTCAAGCCCGAAAGCAATGGCGTCAAGGGTTTGAGGTGATGGGCGCGGCCCCTGGCGATCGTTGAAGTACTTACTGAGAGCACTCTTAGAGAGTTTGTAACCGTACCTGTTTGCCATGCGAATGATGTCGTCGTAGGTACGGTCTCCTTTTGCCTCCCACAGGCGGTCAGACAGGCTGCTCATGACATCCACCGTGCACATGGACAGTGGCAGTTGGCAAGGGTAGCAGTGCAGCTCATATGCACAAACTACACGAAAGAACTTCTAGCTGCGCCCCAAGGAGGGCGTTAGATCGCCAGGTTTTCAGTCTCTAGAGACTTGACATTGTGCCTAAGACCATGCACTCTAGACACATGCACGGTTCATGTGCATCATGAACATAGAAGGGAGGACCACCGTGCCTACCACCAAAACTCCAACATGGAAGAACGACAGAACATCCGCTCCTCGTATCCGCGTCCAACTGAAATCACTCGCCATGCTCCACGACACGATGGAGTACCGGGGGTACACCTCTGGCTATCAGCTAGCCAAGGCTGCTGGACTCACCCCAGGTGTGGTCAATCACCTCGTCCACGGCCACCGGACCACATGCTCCGCTGACACCGCCCGAGCGATATGCGAAGCGCTACGAACCCCGCAAGACACTCTTTTTTTAGCCATCATCCCCACAGTCTCTGAAAACCGTGAAAGGGCAGCGGCATGACCAGTCTCATCCCATTCCATGGAACTCAGATCGTCGCCGATCTCATCGACGGCACCCCGTACATCGCCATCAAGCCCGTATGTGAATCCCTCGGGATCAGCTATCCACGCCAATACCGCAAGCTGAAGGAATCATCATGGGCAACTGTTGCCTTCAAGGCAACAGTTGGTGCGGATGGTAAGCAGCGCAGCATGGCGATGATCGATCGTCAGACGTTCATGATGTGGCTCGCCACCATCCAAACATCCCGAATCAAAAACGAGCAGGCCAAGGAACTCCTCTCGTCTTACCAGTGCGAGGCGGCCCATGTCCTCGACCGCTACTTCAACGAGGGTGCCGCCATCAACCCGAACGTAGAAGAACACAAGATCATGGCCACCATCCACCACTGCCAGGCACAGATGGAGCTTGCCCAGGCCTCCAAGGGTCTCATCCATCCCGACCATCTCGAAGCCAAAGCCCGCATCATCCTGGCCGTCGGCATGGGTGAACGCCCCGAGATCGACGCGGCACACCGGCCCCTGTACACGCAGGACTATCTGCGATCCAAGAACCTGTCCGCCAAACGTATGAAGTCAGTGGCTGGAACGTTCGGTAAGCGCACCAAGAAGGCGTACATCCAGAAGTTTGGCCGGGAGCCAATGAAGTACGACCTCAACTTGCCCAACGGCCAGATTCGTCAGGTGTGCGCCTACATCGAGGCCGACCGGTGGCTGCTCGATGAGGTGTGGAACACCTACTACGCCCCCGAGATCGGAACCCAAGGAGTGTTGTCATGACTGCCACCATTCGACTCCTTGACGATTCGCAGTCTCCGTTTGACCGTATTCGTCGTGTTGACCCCGATGGCTCGGAGTGGTGGTCGGCTCGCGATCTCATGCCACTCATGGGCTACAGCGCTTGGAGGAACTTCGAGGTACCTCTCAAGAGGGCTATGAAGTCCGCCGAGGCGCAGAGAGTCAACGTCGCAGAAGTTTTTGCGGGATCCCGCAAAAACCCCGAACGAGGACAAGAACAAGGCGGTAGGCCGCTTGTCGATTATCGTCTGACTAGGTTCGCCTGCTACCTCGTCGCCATGAACGGCGACCCCAACAAGCCCGAGGTTGCCGCGGCACAGGCCTACTTCGCGGTACGCACCCGTGAAGCGGAAACCACGCCCGCCAAAGAACTGACCGGCCCAGAGCTGATGGCCAAAGCGCTCGTGGAAGCCCAGGCGACCCTGCACCGTGCCGAGCAGCGGGCCAATCAGGCCGAGACAACCGTCCACGCCATCGAGGCCAGCAACGGAATCACCCTCCGTCAATTCCACAAGCACTACTTCTCCGACGTGCCCGAGCGCATGTTCTTCGAGAAGCTCTACAGCCTCGGGCTGCTCATCGATCAGCGCCGCCATCACCGCAACGACCGTGGCGAATGGCGCAGCGGCCCCGAGCACCGCCACCCATCGTGGAAGGGCAAGCCGTACATCTATCTGCACGGTTCCCTCGACGGTGATGGTGTGCGCCGTGAATCCCCCAGGGTTCGCCCCGGACGTCCAGAACACGACTTGGCACGGCTTTTGGCCTCCAAGGGACTCCCCCTCAACCCCACATCAGATACCCGCAAGGAGATCACAGCATGAAGCTCTACATGGTTCAGACCAACGACAACGACGACTACAACGAGTACGGCGACCCTATGCCCCAGATTCGTGACACACCGGAGGGATGGGACGAGTACTGCCTTGAGAAGTGGGGTGAGCCGCGCGAGTTCTTCATGCCGTCCACATCCCGCGTCTACCGATCTCGGTCGTCTGCCCAGGACCGTGTCGATCTGGTGAACCGGTGGGGTGGGAACGCCACCTTGGTCGAGGCTGATGTCGAGTGGGTTCCATCGGATGAGGCGAGAAGGCGTCGCCGCCTTGCTGCCCTTGACAGGAAGCGTGCAGAGATGGCCGCCCGGCTGGAAGAAATCGACAAGCAGATCTGCGAGGAGGAGTCAGTATGACCACCTCAATTCGAGAAAATATCCCACCGGTTGACGGACTGCAATTCGACAACCCCACTCTCAGCGCACTCATCGACTTCCTGGCTGATGATGGCGACGGCGTCTGGTGCTACAGCCTCCCGGCAGGTCGTGACATTGTCCGCCTCACCAAGACGCACCGTTTTCACGAATCCGTCGGTGAAGGTGATGCGTATCAGAGGGGTGTGGAGACGGTCGTATCGAATCAGTGTCTGCTCAAGTTTGAGCACCTCCGTCGCGTCTCGCAGAACGATGGGAAATTCGGTTCCGAACGTGACCGTGTTGTTCATGGCGTCTCCTTGGAAGGGTCTGACGGTACCGACATCGTAGAGCGCACGGAACCCAATGATCGTGGTGGTGGGCAGCCATGAAAACCAGAACACCAACCTTCGCCGAGGAGCTTGCCGACGAGTATGGCCGGTGGATGACCTACTCTCAGGCGGCGAAAGAACTCAACTGTTCCGCACGCCATCTGCGGCATTTGACGGAGCGTGGACAGCTGGCCTGCTGGACGATCGGTGACACGCAGGCGTTGAGGCTGAAGACCGCAGATGTGGCCGCCCTGATGAGGAGGGTCGCCTGACGTGCTTAACGGATACGCATCCGACATCGTGTTCACCGTCGTGTGCCTTGTTGCTTTGGCCATCGCATTGAAGCACACCGACTGACCTGAAATCAAAAAACCTTTCATACCCCTACAGGGGTGCCTTCAGTGCACTCAAAAACGGAGAAACAATGCACGAATACAAGGATCATTGGACCGCCGAATACATGTACCAGATACGACACATCTGCAATCAGATTGACGATCTGCAGGTGGCAATAGAGAAGCTGCAATCCGACCTGGACTACGACAATCCCGGCGGCGCATCGAAGCAGCTGGAGGAGTCCTGCCTGCTGCTCGGTGTTGCCCTGGAGGAGCTGCACCGGGTCGACCGGCATGTGCGCAGAGTCATCGACGCCATCTCTGGGGAGGCGTGATGAGACTCAACCCCTGCCGACTGCTGACGGTCGTGTTTGCCGTGTGTGGCCTGGGCGAGTGTGTCGTCGGTTTGGCCGGCTGGTTCAACGACCTGCCTCATGCGCTGGCCACCGCCTTGTTCTGCACCCTGGCGGCCGCCTGCAGCCATCTGCTGGACCCTGCGAGGCTGCCATGACGCTGTACCCCATTCCCCAAGCCGCACAGATCCATCGGATCAACCGCTCCCGGCTGGATCTCGCGATTCGTCGTGGACGGCTCGCCACACACGGCACCAACTCAGATGGTGCACCGCTGGTGGAGTCATCCGAGGTGGCCGCCTACATCGGCTCCCGCTGGGCACGCACCGACCATCGCCACGACGACCTGTGGGCACAGGCGGCGTGCCGCAAACCCGGCATGGACCCGGAAATGTGGTTCCCCGACGACGCCGACGTGGACACCCAGAATGAGGCGATCCGGCTGTGCCACCAATGCCCACTGGCCATCCACTGCCTCGACATGGCAATGGATTTTGAGACGCCCGGATACAAGATGCGCTCCGGGATTTTCGGCGGGACCACACCACAGCAACGCTACCGCATAGGCCTATCGAGAAAGGACAGGAAATGACCATCAACCATCGCATTGATGCCGAGACAAAAACCCTCGCAGACAACATGGGGCCGATGGAGCTCGCCACGCTCCATGAGGCCGTCCGTCAAGCCGAGAAGCGCGCAGACAATGCACGCAACCTCCTGTCGTTGGATGACACCCCACAGATGTGGCGCATGGCGACCTGCGCAGCAGACATGCTGAACCAGCTTGCCCACTATCTGCCGGATCCCGACGACCCGGACGAGTCGGATGAGGGGTGCGCGGCATGACCGACATTGACGACCTCATCTCACGCTACGCCGACCTCACCGCCGCCAAAGCAGAACTTGACGACCAGCTCGCAGCCATCCGCACCCAACTTGCCGAATACGGAGCCGGAACACATGCCGGGCAAACGGGAAAGGTCACCATCACCTACCCGCGCCGCTTCCAGGCGAAGCTGGCCGCCCAGGCTCTCGCCGACACACCAGAACTCATCGAAGCCTGCAGCAGCACAACCATATCGGCATCCAAAGCCAAGGCAGCACTGCCACCAGCCCTCTACCGGCGCTGTTGCACCGTCGCCGACAAACCCACCGTCAGAGTGAGCGCCTCATGAAACCACAACCACTGCCACCGAAATGGCAGGTTCCCGATGCCGACCCGGAAACAGTCATGGCTGCCTATCTGGGAACCATCGAAACCGCCATCCGCCACCATCCACGCAGCCTCCAGAAAGCCATCGGCCCCTCCGAGATCGGCGCCGACTGCATGCGCAGACTCGCCTACAAAATCCTCGGGATCGACGAACGACCCTGCGCACCCAACTGGAAAGCCACCATAGGAACGGCCGTCCATGCATGGCTCGAAGGGGTATTCGACGTTGACGACGGCGGCTCCAACATCAAACGTTGGTACACCGAAACCCGCGTCAATGTGGGTGAGATCCCCGGTTTGGGACACATCACCGGCTCCTGTGACCTGTACGACCGCATGACCGGAACCGTACTCGACCACAAAGTCGTCGGCCCTGCGCAGCTACGCAAATACCGCGTCAACGGGCCATCGGCCCAATACCGCACCCAGGCGCACCTGTATGGGCGCGGTTGGGTACGGGCGGGGCTGCCAGCCACCCACGTCGCCATCTGCTTCCTGCCGCGCAATGGAGAGCTGAACGAGGCCTACCTGTGGCATGAACCATACGACGAACAAGTGGCACTCGACGGCCTCAACAGGCTTGCCGGCGTCGCAGCACTCGCAGCCCGCATGGGCACCGACATGCTGCCCCTCATGCCCACCGCCGACCAGTACTGCGTCACCTGCCCATTCCACCGGCCCGGATCGGACGATCTGGCCGGAGGCTGCCCCGGTCATCCACGCGACGACCAGCCAGCCACATCACCACTGTCCTTCACCAAAGGAAACACGAAAGGAAAAACATCATGACCAGCTTCAACCTTTCCGGCAACACCGGATCCTCATTCAGCTTCGAAGCCCCCGGCGATTCGGTGAAAGGCCGCGTGGACAATGTCGAGGAGGTTCAGCAAACCGACCTGTCCACCGGAGAACCAGCCACCTGGGACAACGGTCAACCAAAAATGATGATCCGCGTCACCCTGGCCACCGATCTGGCATCCGAGCCCGGAGATGACGGTAAGCGTTCCGTGTACCTCAAGGGGTCGAGGAAACCCGAATCGAAGTCGAGTCTGTCTGCGGTCATCGCCGCAGTACAGAAATCCACCGGGGGAACCAACATCGAATCAGGAGGGACCCTCACCCTCACCTACACCGGTGATGGACAGCCCAGCCGCCGCGGCTGGAACGCGCCAAAACAGTACGAGGCGTCCTACACCCCGCCGTCGTCGAACGTTGATCTGGCAGGCGGTGGGCAAACACAGGCCGACCAGGGCAGCCAGAACTCCAACCCTGCACAGCAGCAGAACGCCCC